CAATGGAAGATGAACTTAATAAAGTTTATCGCCTAAATGCAAAATACATGATTTCTGAAGAGTATTATTTTGACGGCGACAAGCAAATCACTGTGACCCCTCAAGATTACATGGATGATTTTAGAATTGTTCCAATTTTCGATCCTAAATATTCAACGCGTTCGCAAAAACTTGCAAAAGCAGAAGCGTCATATCAGTTTGTGCTTCAAAATCCGCTTACTTCCCAAGACCCTGAAGCCTTATACTTGGCTTCAAAGGCGTATGCTGAGGCATTGGACATGGAAAATATTGATGAAATCATTAAGTTGCCAGAGGTTCCAGAAACTGTAAGAATTGATGATCAAAACCTTGAGAACACATATTTCATTATGCCGCCAGACAAGAGGCCGTTGTTCGATGTGTTTCCAGATCAGGATCACATGCGTCACATTCAGGTAATTGATAAGTTTATTGCTTTTCTTGATGGCTCTCTAGCTATGGACGTACCTAATGTTGCTGGTGGCGATCCGGCCATATCAAGACTTATTGTTTCCATGTCTGGAGATCAGAAAAAAGAAATTATCGCTAATCTTTTAAGGCACAGATCACAACATTTGGCATTTATGTATGGTCAAGTTAATGGCGTTATGGATGAAACAGGGCAAGGCGCTACGCAATCGCAGAAAAATACTAAATCTGAACTTCCTCAAAAAAATGCATCTCAAGTATATATGGATGAAAATCAAATTAATAGCGTTTTGAGCGAAGCGTTAAGCAGTAATGCTTCGCAATACTCTCAGCAACAACCTTCATTTGACGCAAATTTTGTAAGGGGTGAAGATGGTCTTATAAAATCAATGAAAGTCAATGTAACTCGTTAAAAAATAATTTTTAATTTAATTATATAGGAGAAAATAAATGTCTGCATCTAATACCACCGAAAATGACCTAGCCCTTTATATCTTTGACAGTACCGCACCAAGTTGGGCCGCTGCTGGAAGCTTTTTTGTTCGCTTGCACTCATCCGACCCAGGAGAGTCGGGAACAGCGGTAACGAACGAAATTGCATACACGAGCTATGATGGCGTAACTGTTTCCCGTACGACAGGATTTACTGTTAGCGGTAACACAGCTAGCAACGCGGCTCTGGTGCAATTCCCGCTTTGCACTGGTGGTACCGCTACCGCAACGCATTTTTCGATCTGCACAACACAAAACGGAGCTGGGCAAATTATTGTATCTGGGGCATTGACATCCAGCTTATCTATCTCTAATGGGATTCAACCACAGTTTAACACTGGTGAGCTTGATGTGGTATTTGACTAATGAGCTTTGTTAATATATCAGAATACGCAAATGCTGATGATGCTGGTCAAGTATGGTTTACGCAGTTTCGCAAGGCCGTGACATCAACGGCAACGATTACAAGTAGTTATGTTGATTATACCTATTTTGCTGGCTCTCCGTTGGCAAACTTTTATGCGTCCACACCGTTAGAGGCTGCTTATATTGACGAAACAAGAGGTATTCGCGTACCTGATGTTTCTCCAGCGCGGCAGTTTTTAAAAACTGTAAATTGTATGAGCGCGGCTTCAGGACAGAATTCAACCGCAAACCGTCAACAAGAATTAAAACTGTGTGACTACCTCATGTATTACCCGTTCATTGATACGGATAGCACAGATCAGCAGGATATGATCCAGGCTGTTACATTACCGCGTTATGCGAGCGGAAAAGTCTTGGCTATAGCGCAATCTGCCAGTTCTACCATTGGTCAGTTTACCATGAATTATACAAATCAGGACGGTGTTTCTGGTAGGGTTAGCCCCGCCACTTTTACCCAAATCGTTGCTGGTGGTGGACAGTCTTTGATGGCTGATATTTCTGGCGGTGGTTTTAATCCATTTGTTCCACTTCAGGCGGGTGATAGTGGTGTAAAATCAGTTGAAAGTGTGACGTTTACAGGCGTTGGCGGCGGTCTTATGGCTCTTGTTATTGTGCAGCCACTACTTACGTTTTTTGTTTCTGAGGAATGCCGCAGAGAAACAACGCCCCATAATAGCTTTGGTTCATCAACAGAATATAACAGCGTTATAATGGGAAAATCTCCTGAAATAAAAGACGGTGCAATTTTAGGGTTTATAACAAAATGTCAGGGTGGGTCTTTAGCATCATCAACCCTTGTCGGATACATAGAAACAGTTTGGAATTAGGAGAAAATTATGGGATTTACAAGCCAAGACGACCTTATCAATCAAATTACGACAAACGCTAAAACCGATAGTGTTTTTTACAGCAAAACACTTCCTGCGGCTGGAACGGCTGGTGCATGGACAGACCTTGGGGATGCAACTGGCATTCCGGTTGCCCACACTTATGGTGCGTCAGATTTGACATTTACGGATACGACAGAAACATTTGCGGAAGGGGCTTTGTATCATGGTGGGAACGTATCGCCAGCCACAAAGCATTTCTTGAATGCAGGTGTTTCTTGTGTGGCGGCAACTGGTGCGCCTTGGTATCTAATGTGCGTTGATACTGTTGGATACGTAAAATTGTCAGGAACAAACGTATCAACAACCGGTACAAAAACGGTCACAATGACGGCTCTTGGGGGTGCTGCAAGATACCCCAATGGTGAGGGGCTTCGTATGTATATGACGGCACAGGGCGCAGCCTTGGGTGCAAACGCCCCAACATGCGTTGTCAACTATTTGAATACAGGTGGGGGCGCTGGTGCGACAACATCATTTACATCGACCGCCTCTGCGACTCGCGGAAGCATTATCAATACAGGCGCGGCGGCGGGCAAATTTAACCCGTTTTTACCGCTTGCTGCTGGCGATACAGGCGTTTCTGATATTGTAAATGTGGTTTGGTCTGGTACAGCCCATGCGTCAGGCACAGTAATCCTTAAACTCGTAAAACCACTTTGGACGCTTCCAGTTCCCGCAACTGGAATTTACACCAAGGCGGATTTTGTCAACGCCATACCGTCCTTGCGCCGCATTCCTGATGGTGCTTGCTTACAGTTCATTTTGTTTCAAACGGGCGCGACAACATCTGGCGGTACGGTAATTGCTGATTTTGATTATGCGTATGGTGGGTAATGTTATTACAAAACGGATATAGCGCTTCTTTTGGCTCGCTGAGATTTTTTGGCGCAGGGACAATCAACGGCGCGTATCCAAATGTAGCCCAGAGCAATGGCTACCTGACTGGACAACAACGCAATATTTTTGCTGGTGAGGCTGACATTGATTTAAAATCTTCTATTCCGGCAGGGGCTAGGCCACCCGTTGCTTTTCAAATGGCGCAAAAGACGGGCGGTCTAGCATCTAGGAGCGCTGCTACAATAAGCTCTTTACCTACTGGAAACGCGGTTCTCGGTTTGCCTGGTTTGGGAAGCGCAACAATTACATTAAATGTTTCTGATGCTACTGGCGGGCTTATTGTTTCTGGTTCTGGCTCTGCTACGGTCAGCATAACGGCGGCTGGTACAATTCTTAGTATTGCGTCAGGTTCTGGCTTCGCGACAGTTACAATTACTGCGCCGGATGCCTTGATAGGAGCAGAGGCCGGAATATCTGGTTCTACAACGGTGATGGTTACACCATCGGCTTTAATATCGGCGGTGGGCTATATGTCTGGTCTTTCAACAAATGAGACTGAATTTTCTGCTGCAGCCCTTGCGAACGCCGTATGGCAAGCCACAGCGTCCTCATATAATGACGCAGGAACGATGGGCGAAAAACTTAATGATGCTGGCTCTGCCGGAAACCCTTGGGCGGCCTTTTTGACGGCTAATAATGACCCATTAACTTTTGGAAAGCTTTTACAAGATATGCAAACATTAATTGATGAATTGCATAAGATACAAGGATTAAGCTCTGGCAATCCAATGACCGTAACCCCAACAAGTAGGACTGTTAGCGGTGTTACCCTAAATATAACTGGCGATGGGTTAACTACTAGTACAGTAACAAGAGCATGACAACGCTTTCTATTGTATCTGATGGCTATTTGTCGCCCAATAGCGTTTTATCAATTTTTTCTTCGGGATATTTGTCTTTTAGTGCGCCACCCGTTGCTGGAGGCGGATCATCTTCTCCGCCGCTATCACCATTTGGGGGCTGGGGGCAGAAAGAAGACAAGCTTGCTTTTATAAAAGTAATAGATGAGCTTGATATTCCAATTATAGCTAATTTTCTAATACAGTATGTTTATAAGAACTATTTCATGGATAAATTAACGGAGTAATGTATTAAAATGGATGGTGAATTAACTAAAGATAGACACGTGGCGTGGCAGCATAACCAGGTAACAATGCAGATTTGGAACAAATTGTGTCATAATTACAATGCTTACCAACACTTAAGATCGTGTGAGCCAGACAAGGTTCAATACTATCGCTGCATGGCAGATATGATGGACGATCTTGAGAAGCTGTTTGTTTATAAAGATTAGCCCAATTTGACGATGCTTTTTTAAGCGCATATTATTAATATATGAGGACTGTTAATAGTAATCTTTCGCAATACGGCAGATACGGCGACACAATGATGGCGCACGTTGCCCCAGGTGAGCGCATTGTTCCCGCAGACGTGCTTGACGACAACCCCGACCTTGCGGAGGCTATTGCTATTGCAATTAAGCGCGCTGGCGCTGACCCAGATAGATATGTTGTTGGCAGCGGCAACCAGTCAATCAATCCAGATACGGGAAGCCCAGAGTTTTTCTTTAAAAAAGTATTTAAGGCTATCAAAAAGTTTGCGCCTGTTGCGGCAATTGCCGCCCCGTTTCTTCTCCCGGGCGTTGGCGCGGCTGTTGGCGGCGGGCTTTTGGGTTCTGCGTCAAAGGTTCTTGGCGTTGTTAACGGAGCCAAGGGTTTGTTTGGGGGCGGCGAAGAAAAAAGCAACGGCGTAACAAATATTTATAATCAACAAGGCCAGCAAGAGGTTGCGCCTGCACAAGCTGAGGCTTTCACGCCATCGCGCCCAGATGCTATGTCTCGACCAGGTTCATTAAGTGAGCTTTCATCGTTTGCGCCAGAACAAGAAAGATCGGCCTTGGCAACGCGAGGCATTAATCAAGGCCTTGGATCAGAAGAAGATGCTTACTATAGAAATTTACTACAAAGATCGCTAATTGGCGACAGTAACCAAGTTCAAGCGAATAATGATCAGTTCTTAATGCCGATTGAAAGTCAATATTTCTCAAAAAGAGGGCAAAACACCTCTGATGTCATGAAGTTTTTACAAGGAATAAGAGGCTGACAAATTAAATTGCCAGCCCCCGTCTCGCACAGACGTTCTAATGTAACATAGATTTGACAAGGAAATAAACATGAAAAGATCATTTACCCCTGTTTTCGATAGGGTTCTAATTAAACGTGAGGATGCAAGCATTCTTAAAAGATTAGAAAAGTCGGGGCTTATAGCATCCGATCAAACAAAAGCTTCATATCAATCATCAGAGGGCGTTTTAGTAAAAGTCGGTGATGGCTGTTGCGAAGAAATTAAAGACATGCTCGGCAAGAAAATTCTTTTTGCAAAGTATTCTGGAGACGACCTAACCCTCAATGGTGAGGATTTTGTTTTGGCTAGTGAAATGGATATATTTGGAAGGTTAGATGATGAGTGAAGATTTAGACGTAGAAATTGAAATTGTAGACGACACGCCGGAAGCGGCTTCACAAGAGGTTGCACCAAACGTAGATGTAAAATCTATTATGGAGCAGGCAAAAACTGGTGAAGAGCCTAAAAAGTTTGACCCTAAAACTGATAAAGTTGACTTCAGCACACCTGAACAGCAGGCGAAGTTTAACTATATGTACAAACAGGTTAAATCTGCGGACACAAGAAACCAAATGCTTCTTGAGTTTGTTGAAAAACAACAGGCGCAACTTGACGCAATCCAAGGGCGGTTTACGCAAGAGGAATCTAGGGCGGCAGAGGCGGTTCTTTTAAACCGAGTAACAGAAGCCAATGATGAGGGTGACACAGAGGCTCTTACTAAGGCTATTGACGATTTGGTTAAGTTTAGAACTGACCAACAAAGCGCGAAGCCAGCACCCGTAAAAACAGTGCCAAAGCCTCCAGAGGCAGACCCTGATTATCGCTTTATTCAAGAGTTAGCTACGGAAACTGATGAAAACGGTCAGGCGTTGCGCCCGTGGCTAAATGATTCGGCAATTGAACCGCAAGTCCTTAAATTAGCGGAAGAGATAGCACTTGATTTATCAAGCAAAAATCCTGATGACCCGTACCTAGTGGCAAAGGTCATGCAGAGGCTTGATGCTGAAATGAACAAAAAATATCAAGCACCAAAACGCCAAACAAGAGCGCCCGATCCTATGGGAGGCTCCAATTTGACACAACAAGTGCAGCGTGCCACAATTAAATTGTCCAGCGCTGAACTGGATATTTGCAAAAAACTCCGCGTTGATCCTAAGCAGTATTACGCGCAGAAAGGCAAAATGTGATGACAAGAGGAAGACCGAAAATGATTAAAGAAGAAACAGTTCAGATCGAGAAAAGAGCAACGAAGCCAAATTGGAGACCGGCATCTAAGGTCGCTACCTTAAAAGCCCGCCATGGTTTTACAGCAAGATGGGTTAATTCTGATCCAGGTGAGATAGCAGCGAAGAAGTCCGAAGGATGGATACTTATGAAGCCAGAAGATAATCTGGGGGATTACCAGCCACTTGAGGATGTCAATGACGGGAAAGCCATTTTTAACGGCATTCGTTTCAGAGATATGATCGCAATGATGCTGCCTGATGATATGAAGGAAGCCAGAGAAGAATACATGCGTAGAGAAAACGCAAACGCCAAAGAGTTGATCTTAAATAAGACTGACGAAGAGGCAAAAAGAAATGGTGTTCAGATTTATGCCGCTAAAGGGCATTCTGGGCGAATTGTAATTGATTAACAAGAGGAATCAAAATGTCTGATTATACACAGAGAGGCTTTGTTCCGTGCCGTACTTTGGACGGTGGCAAAGCTATTTTAAAGACGTTCCGCGTTTCTGCTGGTGACAACATTGCCTATTTCCAAGGCGATGCCGTTACTCTCGGCTCCACAGGTCGTCTCAAGCCCATCCGCACTACTGGAGCGGCTGTCTACAATGCTGGCGCTATCGTTGCCCTGCAAAAGGTTTCTAATGGCAAGCCAGCGCCACTGACGTTTAACAGCCCAACACGGGGGCCATACTTGGCAACTGCCGAAGAGGGCTATGCAACGGTAATCCTTAACCCGCTTCAAACGTACGTTGTCCAAATTGACGCGAACATTACTGAGGCGTCTTTTGGGGCTGGTGCAAAAGTATCGGCTGGAGCGCCCAACACAGCAAATGGTCTTTCTGGCCACGTGCTTTCTGGCGTTACCACATCTGCTGCTGACGCACATTTCCAAATCATCGGCTTTGCGCCGCTTGAGCTTTTGGGAACACGCACATCA